TGCCCTCCTAGGCTTGGTGCTGACGGCCATAGGACGTCCGGAACGCACCAAGTGCTCCCTGTCTTGAAAAGGGTCATCCCCTCTTTTCAGGAAGAACTTGAGCAGGGCCCCGTATCCATCCAAATTACTTGGAGGGATTTCGGCCTGAACTACATAACCCGTTACAAGCGGGGAATGTAGATGCGGATCATAGCTCTGGGATTCATACCCCAGAAAACTATGACGGCCCAGCACAGCGCTCGTATCAGCGACGACGGGATACAGCAGCTGCCCCTTTGAAGAGGTCAGCAAGCTGCTCAAGAAGTCGTCGAGATACTCCACAACCTTCCAGTAACCAGCTCTATAGAGTTGGTTACGTAGTGAGACTGTGGAAATAAGCGCAGGTGCATCCTGCCGTCGGGTAGGTGGGATTTCGCGCACGCGGACGATTGATACGTCCTCACCCGCGAAATACTCCTTGCCACAAGACTCCCTGAACCTTCCGGTCCAGTAAGACTTGTTGGTATTGACTCGAAGCCCAAAAGCTTCGAGCTTCCCAACGACGGCTTCGGCGCAATCTGCGGGGACAATGATATCGTCACCGTAGACACGCACCTTTCCAGCAAGGTCATGGATGACCTTCCTGGACATCTGGCGTCTGAGCCCATCTTCGATCCCGCAGAGAACGATGGTCGCGAAGACCATCGCCTCAACAGGAAAGCAGAGAGCTGAACCCATGGACGCGAACTTGGCAAGGCGTATAACGCCAAAGCCAGGCACATCAGCCTTCCGTGACCTGCACGCATCGATTGCCCCAGAAGCATGAGGGAATCGAGCGAACAAGACACGTACGAGCTGATTCGAGACGCGATCGGAAGCTTCGCTGAGATCCAGCGTCGCGAGGTCACCTGTAAGGGACCCCTTCCGTGCCATAGACCGATTAGGGTCTTGGTCCGAGAATCCGATAATCCACCTGTAGGGATTTGTCTTCCCTTCCAGGTGAGATACAAGAGACTCAGCTACGGCCTGCTGCGTATATTGCATCGCAGTAGGCTCGACAGCTATGACTCTCGGCGTCTTGAGCGTCTTTGGAACGGTAATGACCCTTACGGGCCTTTCCGCTCCAGGTTCGAGGATGTCCACATGGTCGAAGTCCTGGTATGCTCCCGCATGAGGTGCCACAAAGCCCTCAAGAAACGGGAACCAGGCTTCCAACCGTGAGGTCCACTCACGCTGTTCATACTTCTGGTTTCCCAGAAGTTTGTCAGCGGTGGCCCCAGGTCCATGCTTTGGGATTACCCTGTCCTCGTAGATATCTCTATCTACGGCTGTCAGGACAGGGGCCCAAAGGAGACTTGACACTCGCTGAAACTGATCAAGATCAGACTCAGCTAGCTGTTTGTCAGTCTCTCGGATATCCTGCTCACACTCCACGAACTTCGCAATAGCCGCCTTGGTGCGCTCTTCCGAGCACTCCAAGTTAATCTTCGCGAACATCAGAGTAATCTGACGTATCGCTTGGATTGCGTCTACGCTAGGTTCGTCGAGCAGACGACCAGAAGCACGGTCGAACACAAGACCGAGAAAACCCGATAGAAATATCGGGAGCTCTCCTGATTGCCGAGTTCTTTCGAACCCGGTAAACAGATGACGGTCTACAAACCCTTGGTCCAGGCCTTTTTGGAGGTCCGACCCAAAGGTTGGTAAGGTTATCGTCAAAAACGATAACCCTTCGTGTTCGACGCGGCGTTCGATTCTTTTGAAATCGAACGCGGTGCTCACGCCACACCAGGTGCCCCGATCTAGGAGCACCTCTTGCAGGAGACACATGAGGCTTTTCATGCCGGCCTTTCCTGATGGAAGGTGCTGACATCCCGAGCCTTGTGTGTGACCGACCTGATTGGTCAACCCTGAGGGAATCTCCCTCAGGTCAGCCCCTGCACCCTCTCAACTGGATTTCTCCAGAGAGACGGGCTTAGCTTTCGCCACCAAGGAACTTGGTGACGTTAGCACCGGAAGACGCAGTCAGCCACGCCGTCAAGGCGTCGATGATCTGCTTCTGCTCGACGACGCTGTAACCAGTAACCGGAACGTCCGCCACGATGTAAGTGCTCATCGTGTAAGGAGCGTTCTGGGCCGGGAACAGCGGGTCAGCAGCGGTCTTCCGGGAGTCAACGCGCACTGTCCGTCGAATCCGCTTTCCGTAAGCAGACGAGATGGACAGCTTCAGATTGCCGTCGGCGGAACTATAGCCGGCGCCGTTCTGATTCGTGGTCGTCCTGGGAAGGACGTTGGCCACAGCGTTGACAGTCAGGGACTGAGGATCGGTGAACAAGGCATGACTCCAGCAAGGATGAGTCGACGAAATCCGATTGTATCGGATGTGTTGTTTCGTCGACTGGGATGGACGCAGGCATCATCATGCCTATCAGCGACGCTGATAGACCGATGACTCCCGCTGCCACGAACCAGAGATAGCAACCATAAGCTGCTTTCTCTACGAGGGGTTCATCTAACGATGAATTTGCCTCGTCAAGGAGCCGTTTCCAGCGGCTTCCAGGGTTCATAGCATCCTCGTCCCTCGGCTGATGCCGAGGGCTCCGAGGATGGCCCACTGCCGAGTGGTGAACTTGGCAGGATCCAGGCCAAACCCGTAAGGGGTCGCTCTGTTCCTCTTCTTCACTTGCGTGACGAAGGTTTGGGACAGAGGCCCGCGGACGCCACCTTTTACGGTGACGCCCTCGAGCAGGTAGGTGTCACGGCATGTGTACTTACACATGATGTAACCCCACCTCAAGACAAGGCTATCGTTGGAGAAGGCGGTGAGATTCTTCATGACATCTCCCGTGTTCCCGACCCAATCAGCAGCCCAACTCCACGGGGTAAGTTCCCAGAGGAGATCAGGACTAATCCTGGTCCCGAACAGCTTCGAGTAACGCTGTTCTGCGGCACGCATCTTATCGACAGCACGATCACCGTCGACATACAGATACGTATACGCACCTGAGAACCAGAACTCGTAAGTTTCCTCACGAGTTCTGGTCAACTTACCCGGACCACCCACATAAGGCGTAGGGCCCACCAGAGAAAACGCTGGCGCGCCATACGAATTTGTGGACACCGTCACCGGCGGTGTGATGGTCCGTTCGATAGGAAAGGCGTAGCGTCGTCTAATAAGACGACCCGAGTCCCGCTTAAGCTGCGCAATCACCTCTGATGAGGTGCGCGCAGCCTCTCCGAACTTGCGGAGATCCGAGATGAGAGGTTTTACACCGAACTCGTAATTCAAGTACTCGCCTGCGACATCTTCTGCCGCACGACGAGGACTTTTATAACGAGACAGTGTCCAACCAGGAATCTTAGGGATACCTTCCCTAAGCTCACCAAGGAATTGAGCGGCACTCGCTACAGGATTCGTTGGCACCGTCCTACTAATCGCCGTCGCTCCCCGGATGGTCATAAGATCATCC